CTTTACCACAAGATTCAAACCAACTTCCCTTTTCAAGATGCCAGCAGCAGCCAAAGGAGCACGCACCCAGCGCGAATTGAGCGAAATGGCGGGCGTTTCAACCCGATCAATCCGCGAATGGGAGAAAGAAGGCGTTGACGTTCAAGACCCGGTGGCTCTCATGCAGCGGGCAACCGGCGTGCGCGAGCGGGCCAAGGTGAACGAGGACATGGCCGATGTGAAGCTGAGGAAGCTCAAAGCTGAAGCCGACCTCAAGGAGCATGAGCTAGCGGTTGAGCAGGGGAAATACGTTTCCCATGAGTCGCAGCTAGCGGCTGGCATGAAAATGGGCATGGTGATTCGCGGGATGATGCTGAAAATGAGTTCAGACTTGACGCCAATCCTAGCCGGTCGCCCGGCTGGCGAAATCAAGAAGGCATTGGACAAATACGCCCGCGAGAAGCTGGTGGAACTCTCACAATATGACTCACCAATTGAAGTCCCCGCTGATTGATGGCTTCCGGGCTGGCGTGGCACCACCTCCCGAGCTTCCGTTCCGGGATTGGGCATCGGAGAACGTCTATTTGCCGAACTCGCCGGAAGGGGCGAGGTATTCGCTGGATGCCGTCCCGGCTCATGGCATCATTTTCGACTGGCTGGAAGATCCGACGGTTAAAGAAATTGCGCTGATTGCTTGCGTTGGGTTTGGCAAGACCGCTATCTTGGAATCGTGGTGCGCTCGCATCGTGGCGATTGATCCGGGCGACACTCTGGTTGTCGGCCAGACAACAGACATGGTGAAGGACTGGATGGAAAGCCGCATGCGCAAAGTTTGGCAGTCGTCTCCTTTGTCAGCGCCTTACATTCCGACCGGCCCCGAGCGGTCGAACTGGAAAAAAGACAGCGTGATTTTTCGCCATATGAACTTTTTCGCAGGGGCGGCGAACATTACCGACCTGCAAGAAAAGTCGATGGTGAATACCGCCGGGGATGAGGTTTGGAGATGGAAAGACGGGATGATTGACTTCCTTTTGAAGCGCCATCACGGGCGATGGAACCGAAAGAATCTCTTGATGTCTCAAGGCGGGACTGAGGGAGGGGAGTGGCACAAACACGCCAAGGACGGCAAGTGGCATGACCTTGAGCATTACTGCCCGGAGTGCGGGATGGGTCACGTTTTTGATTGGAACAATTTCCAATACGAGAAGATACGGGACGGCAACGATGAATTTGATTGGCCTGCCATTTTCGCAAGTGTACGCCTAAAATGTCCACATTGCGGAACGCTATTTGAGGACACCGAATACAACCGTCGCCAGTGGGCGAAGTGCAAGCCAGTGTGGAACGAAGGACGATTCACGCCGGATCGAATGACGCTGAGAGCAACATTCATGACGGTATGGAGATACCAGTGGAAGGACATTGTGAAAGAATGGCTGATTGCCAACGAAGAGAAAAAGCAAGGTCAGCTTGAAAAGCTGGAAAACATCCTTTGCCAGCGATTCGCGGAGTTCTGGAAACCGCCAGCGGATACCCCTACGCTCAATTACGCGGGCGATGCCTACTCGAAAAAGCAATACCACGAAGGCGAGAAATGGGACTTGGAGGATTTCCGATTTATGACGGTTGACGTTCAAAAGGGACATTTTTGGGCGGTCATCCGAGCATGGCAATCGGGCGGTGATTCGCGGTTGCTTTGGGAGGGCAGAGTTGAGACTTGGGATAATGTTCGCTACCTGCAAGAGCGTTACAACGTGGAAAACCGATGCGTATTTGTGGACGCTGGATACATGCAGGAGGCCGTTGCCAAAGAAGCGCATAAGGTGACGAACTCAAAAGACCTTCGCCCATGGAACATGACAAAGGGGGAGGACGCGGAAGGCTACATCAAGCAAATCGGTGAACGTCGATTCTCGCGGATATTCTCTGATTTCGTCCCGTGTCAGTCGTCGGATGGGCTGAAATATAAACTCATCAAGTTCTCGAACATCCGCGCCAAGGATCGCTTGTCGGCGCTAATGGCATCGGGTCAGCTAGGAATCCCGACCGACGCTTCCAAGAATTACCATGCCCAAATGCAAAACGAGCAGAAAAAAGAAGTCTCGCCGGGGCGGTGGAGATGGCAATTGACCAAGCAACACGCGCCCAATCACCTTTGGGACTGCGAGGTTTTGCAGGTTGTCGCGGCGTGTATTGTCGGCGCGTTGAACTCGATGCAGGAAATCAAAAATTGACATCACGGGAAAATAAATGACGGTCATTCAAGCAGCTTGCCAGCTTTACGATTACGCGTGCGGGGACGCATCGAAAGCCGCTGAGATTGAAAACGAGCTAAACAGCGCGATTTCGTCCGGGCTATTGACAAAGGGCGGGATGGCTGACGTTACTAGCGCCTCCAAAAACGGTGTTGCGTATTCCAAGACCGTCAGCCTAAAAGAATCGGAGCGAATCCAAGCAATGCGAACCGCTCTTATTTGCTTAAAAAACCATACCCGCCCGAGTTCACGGTCTTTTGCCCGATTCTAAACCATGGCTATCGTCAACGAATACGGACAACCGTTCCTTTACTCCAACCACCAAGCAGCGCGCGCGGCTCGGCGTGGTGATGGAATGCGCCCATATGAGCCAGTCCAGCTTTACGACATCGGAAAGCTAGTTCCGAGGCGGGACCGCGAGACGCTGCTTTCGGCATCGCGCCGACTTTACCTCAATCAGCCGATTCTTGCCGGGGCGATTGAGCAGAAATCCATGTATGCCATCGGGCGCGCATGGCTTCCAAAGTTTCAAGGGACTGATACCGAATTCGGCAAGGTGGCGACCGAATGGCTGGTCAATCAATGGTATCCGCTTTGCGATATTCGCGGGACCGATTATGACTTTAAGACGGCGCTTTACGGGTTGTCGAATGCCATTAGCCGAGATGGCGGGGAGTTCATTTATCTAACCTTTGACGATACCGGATTTCCTAGAATCCAGAATATTCCGTATCACCGAATCGGCAATCCAGCCGGAACGAATGACGGGCCGATTGAATCTGGCCTTTACCGCAATGCGATGCTCCGGGATGGCGTCGTTTACAACCGCGTCGGGCAACCGGTGGCATATGCCTACCTGAACGAAAAGCGCGAGCTTGACAAATACATTTCTGCTCGAGACACTATTCACAGCTTTGATCCTGCATGGTCAGAGATGGGGCGCGGACTTCCAGCCTTCACCCATTCGCTAAACATGCTTCGCGATGCCTTGCAATCGCACGAATGGGAGCACATGGCGCAGCTAATGCTTTCGAGCATCGGGCTGATTGAGAAAAACGAAACGGGCGGACCTGATTACGACGACCCGTCACTTGCCTTGACCGGAGTTGTCAATAACCTGCCAACAAGCGGCGTTTCCGTTGAGACCTACCAAGGCGGGCAAGTGCGATATTTCAAAGCCAATTCTGGCGGCGGACTCGAAACGATCAAAAACGACCGACCCGGCGAGGCATGGGAGAATTTCCAAGATCGAGTCATTCGTATGGCGCTTGCTGGCGACAACTGGCCTTATTCGCTGGTTTGGAAGCCATCGGGCCAAGGCACGGCAGAACGTCATGAGATTGCGAAGGCGCAACGAGCTGTTGAGGACCGGCAAGACCTGATCGAGAAGGCAGCGCATCGCATGGTTTCCTACGCGATTGCCAAGGCTCAAAAGCTTGGAATCCTGCCACAATCCGCCGATTGGTGGAAGTGGACATTTACCAAGCCGCAAAAGCTGACCATTGACGACGGGCGAGTTTCCAAGGAACTTATTGAAGGATGGAAGGCCGGTTACATCAATCAAACCGACATCTTGGGCGCTTACGGAAAGCCTCTCGACGACCATCTCCGCGAGCGTGCAATCGAAATCGCCAAGCGTAAACTGATCGCTGCTGAAATCAGCCAAGAATACGGAATTGAGATCGAGGAGCGAGAAATGGCGATGCTCAATCCTAACGAAATGGCAAAACCTGAACCAGTGGCAAATGATGAAAATTCTTCAGATTGAAAACAAAGCGGGAAAGCTTAAACTTAACGAATACGTTCACAAAGATTCGGTTGATCGGCTGATTCAAGAGATTGAAACCGTATTCGGAGCCACTGCTGCCAGCAATGGCGCGGATTTTGGCGAGCTTACTAACAGCATCGAAAACGCAGCCGACTCGCTGGAAATTGAGATCCATTCTCCGGGCGGGAGCGTTCTTGACGGACATCGGATTTATAATGCCATCACAAAAATGCGTGAACGTGGAGTGCATGTCACGGCGAAGATTGACACGCTCGCGGCAAGTATGGCATCCGTAATTGCGATGGCAGCCGACAAGGTGCAAATTGTCAGCAATGGACGCATGATGATTCATGAGGTTTCCAGCATTACCGCTGGAAATGCCGAGGACCATGCTAACGCTGCCAAGCTGCTAGACGACATGTCCGAGCAAATCGCTGAAATCTACGCGAACAAAACCAACGGCGACAAAGGCAAAATCCGCAAGCTCATGAAAAAAGAGACTTGGATGAATGCCGAGCAAGCTCTGGAAGCTGGATTTGCGGATGAGATTCTAAAGTCAAAATTTGACACTAAAACCGAAAGTAAGAACATGAATATTCTTGATCGTCTAACCTCGCCATCTAACGAGGAATCTCTTGCGAAAATCGAAGCTCTGGAAAATGCCGCGCAAGCGCATGAAACTGAGCTTTCGGAAATCAATGGCAAGCTGACCATCGCCGAAAACGCTTTGCAAGAAGCAGTCACCGGATGGACTGAGGTTAAAAACTCGCTCGCCACTGCTCAAGCTCGCGTTTCCGAACTTGAGGCGAAGACGACCGAGCAGGAAGCGAAAATTGCCGAGCTTGAAGAAGCCGCAGTCGTTTCCGCTGAGCGCATTTCTAACGAGGCTTCGCGTATCCTTGGCAACTCGGGCGGAACCGCCCTTGACGATGCCGAGAACGACGATGAAAAGCCCACCGATTTCCTCGCACAATACCGCGAGCTTCAGAAAACCAACCCACGCGAGGCGACTGCCTTCTGGGAAGCTAACAAGTCCAAAATCATCAAGTAAAATACGACCATGCCAAACGTTACCACTGGTATCCAAGACGACATCATCGCCCGGAGCGTTCTTCAAGGCTTCACCGCCGCGATTGCGCCTCTTGCCGCGCTGAATACTTTTTTCTCTGACGCTGCCGCCCAAAAGGGCGACCGCGTTTCCGTGCCTCGCCTCGCGTCCGCTCTGGATGCTGCTCTTGATAAGAGCGTTGGCGGTGCTTACACCATCCAAGACATTGATTCCGATGCCATCGAAATCGTCTTGAGCAACCACAAGTATGTCTCGATGGGCGCTGATGACATCGAAGTTGCCAACAGCTCCGCACTTGTGCTTGAGCGTTACGGTCTCCGCAAGGGTAACTTGCTCGCCCGCACCGTCGCTCAGGACATCTTCAGCCTCATCACCAATGCCAACTTTGGCGAAGCCGCGCACACCGGCGTTGCCGCCAACTTTGACGAGGATGACGTTGCTGACATCGCGCTCGCCTGCGATAACGCCGACATGCCGACCGATGACCGCTATCTGGTCTTGTCGAATGCTTACATTGCCAACCTGCGCAAGAGCAACAGCATCACCGATACCTCGGGCTACGGATACAATGCGATCCAAAGCGGCAACATCCCGATGCTGCATGGTTTCAAGATCATTCAGTCGAACATCATCCCGGCCAACGGTGAAAACCTTGTTGGATTCGCGACCGATGGATCGGGTATCGCTTCGGCCTTCCGCTACCTCGCCCCGCAGGCGGGTAACAAGTATGACCGTGCCGAGCCGGTTGTTGGCGAAGGTGGAATCACCCTTGGCCTTCGTAGCTGGTATTCGGAAGACTTCGGCAACACCCGCACCGTTATGGAATGCGTTTACGGTCGCGCCGTTGGTCTCCCCGCTGGCATCAAGCGCATCGTTTCCGCCTAATAACAACCATTATGGCTAATTACGCATTGCTTATCGGGACTACCGGAAACAAGCGCGAGTTGCTACTCAGTGGCAACCCGCGTGAAGTCCGGGATTTCTTCAAGACATCTAGCGGCGAAGGTTTCGACATGCTGGAAGTCATTGAAAAGAACGTCGGGCGCACTCGATACCGGGCATTTAGCAAGCCTGAGAAGCCGGTTGCCAAGAAGGCTGCAAAAGAAACTCTCTAGGGTTAAGTGCTGTCATCATCGGAAAGGGGCGGGGAGAAATCCTCGCCCCTTTTTTGACTTCGCATTTCAAGTATGAGCATCGTGGATGATTTTCTGAATACCGCGCACGAAGACGTTGACGCGAGCATGGGAACGGAAAGCATGGTTTGCAATGGCCAGACGTTCCCCGTCGTGTGGAACGATTTTCGACTTGAGAAACAAGGCGGGATGGGCGGATTGGAGCCACAAGTTCAAGCGGTAGCTATGGCGCAGCCATCCCAAGTGACATCACCGAAAGCCATGATTGGCAAACGCTGCACTATTGCTGGCGAGTCATTCCGGGTCTTTGCCGTTCGCATTGGCCGAGTTGCCATCAGCTTTGAAGTAATCGACCCGAACGAAAGCCGATGATTACTCGTAATTTCTAATCGCCAGAAACGAAGTGCATCGGGGGATTCCTGATTCGGTAGTCCCGCTAAATGCGAAGGTGACACGATCACCAAGCTCTGGCTTTGCTTTGGTGTTGACGCTAACTGTTACCCCGTTCCAGTGTCCTTTAATTCCTTTTCCGTGGTAGCCAATCACAATCATTTCAGCGGATCGAGTTGGTTTGATTTTCAGAGCGGTCATCGTGCGCCCTGAAATATATGGGGACCGAGGGCATCGAACAACCAATCCCTCGCCGCCGCGAGCGGCAATCTGATCGGCGCTTTTGATTGCTGAGATGGTTTCCGTCTTCCAATGCTGAACTTTTACGCAGTGAGATGGCAGGTCAAGCGATTGGACGAATTCAACGCGCTCTTCAAAGGGAATCGCAGAAGGCGCATCAAAAACATGGAAAACCAGAGAATCCCAGTCGCCGGATTGAACCGCTGAAATTGTGGCACCAAGGCTGCCAGCGAAAAGCTCCCCATCCAATGCTAATTTTGGAAGATTGGCCTTGAACCAGTCGGGCGCGTTGAAAATCAAACCATCGCGGCTGACCAAATCCTCGCCGTTCCAGATGGCGCGGATTCCATCAATCTTCTCGCTGGCAAGCCACCCTTCGCAGGTTTGGCCAAAGTAGTCGGAAAGAAGAAGCGCGTTCACGGGGTCAATTTGACTCCCTCACCTTGTATGGTCAAGATGGAATTGGACAAAAAAGCTTTAGCCGATTTCAAAAAAAAGCTTGACGCGTATTCAAAGAAGACCGGGAAAAGCGTCGATCAAGGGATTGTTGATCTTTCTTCGTCGGTAGCTAGGAGGCTAGCTCACACCGTGCCTCCCTATGGCATCACAGATAAGGCTGGCGTAGATTTCATTGCTTCGATTGAGGCTCAGATTGATCGCGCTTGGTATGGTGCGAACGTCGGCGCTTACCCTTCGGGAAGCATGGCAGAAGCCCACGCTGCCGCCCGAAACAGCCGAGGAGTAGTTCCCAAAAGAAAGTTTAGGACGTTTGGGAAATTTGAGGCAAAAATCAGCGTTGCCGAAAAAGAGCAATACAAGCGGAAAAAGGTTGCAAACGCGGGTATTGCTAAAGCCGGATGGATTGCGGCTGGAGAGGCAACAAAAGCAATCAAGAAAATCACAGGCGTAGGAAAATGGATCAGGCGTCACGTCAAGTCAAAGTTAGGAACAGCCAAAATCGACCGCCGTGGAATTTCGACTAATGTTGATTTAGTCAACAATGTTACTTACATTTCCAACATTCAAAACGGGTCAAAAGTGGCGTCGGCAATTAAACAGGGATACAAAATGTCACTTAAAAGACTAGATCACATTATCACAGGCAAAAAAAGAAATCAAACAATCTAATGACGACCGACAAACTGACAAACGCTCTTATTGGCATCATCGACGACATCAAGCCAGATGCTGACATCACGGTTGCCGATGGGCGAGGACTGGCTGATATTGATTTGCCATGCATTGCAATCTCAATTGAAGAACCGGAGCGGCATTCGTTGGCGATTCCGGGCGTGATGAAATGCCCGTTGACTATCACGTTGCGGGCGCACTACGGCGACGGCGAGACACGCGAGACGCTGACGGATTGGGCGGATGCGATTGAGCAGGCGATCAATTTGCCGTCACAAATCCGGGATGCGATCACGGAATCGGGCGAGGGTTTGCAATGCGACTTTTTCCAGACTAACGGGGGGTCAACTCAGTGGGAAGAATCGACATTTGAGGCAGCGTTTACGGCGGAAGCGTGGGTTGTCAGAACTGCATAATTTGACATCCGGCGTTTTCTAAATGGCTACCTCATTCGGCACCACGAACGGTCTTTTCGGCATCGAGGCGCAGCAGACTGGATTCTTGCTGGATTCGGTCGGCTACGATTACGCGCAGGATTCTAAGACGGTTAAAAACATCGTCGGCGATGATACCGGAGAAACCTATTACAACGAGCGAATCGAGATTACCTTCGATGGGTATCTCCCTGCCTCGACTCCCTACGCGGGGACGCTTGCAAGCGCCATCGTGGCTGCTACGACTCCCGCCGACCACCTGATCGGATCGACCAGCGGCGGGACTACGATTGTCACCGGAATCACCCGCACTCATACCAGTGAGGATTACCGGCGAATTTCGGTTAAAGCGAAATACTCGCCGACGATTCTCGCCTAACCAGCAGACCCGCCGGGCCTCTCCCTGCTTTCGAGCTGGCGACGCTCACTTCGGCGGGTATTTCAAACCAACAAGACATGTTCCCAAGATTCACCATCCTGACCGGGGATGGCGGCGCAACCGCGAATACGCGATGCGCTGCCGCACTTTATGCGCTAGACGTTCCGCTTGATCTTTCGCGGACTGCCACGACGATCACCGGGGACGGCATCAACGGCGTTTCAGTTACTTGGCATTTTAAGGAGTCATCCCTTAAGCGGGGCAGCACCGCAGCGATGATTAAGGCATGGGACAGCCGCGAGCACGCTGCCGCAAATCCCGATTGCCCGATTGTTAACATCAAGGCGGCATTCGTGCGCAGCGCGGAACTGACGCGGCAAGCCAAGCAAGGCACTCTTGATTGCAAAGCACCGCCGCCCGGCGCTTGCTCTACGTGCTCGCCACAGCAAGCCGCAGCTATGGAGCAGCTTGGGCATCCAATCGCTGGAATTACGCTTCAGGATGGGCGCTATTTCTTCCATTTCGCGCAAGCTGCCGCGCCTGATTTCGCGCTTTGGGATTTGCCGCCCGGCGAGCTAGAAAAACGACTTCCCGAGGCGTTGATTGCGTTTCTCTGGTGCTCGTTTGATAATCACCGCCGCATGATTGATTTCATCAAACGCGAAGGCCCGCAGTTTGCCGCCGTCTCGCATCGTGGCAAAACGGCATTTATTTCAAAGACGGATTCCGCCGACCAGATTAACAAAATCGAAAAGATTCTATACCGCAAATAACCAGATGAGCGCATTTGAAATTACCCCACCGACGATCACGCTAAAAGGCAAGAAGGTTACACTTCGTCCAATCGGGCGAGGGATCAACCGGATCATCAACCAGCTAAACAACATTGACGACGAGGCGCAAAAGGCATCGGCGCTTTTGATTGCCTACGCGGCGATTTATTCATTGCCGCCAGCCGAGGCGCTGCAAGTTGTATCCGATGAAAAAGCATTCAATCAAGCAGTCGGAGAAGCTGATATGGAAATCAGCACGGAAGACTTGGCGCTTGTTGACGAATACGTCAGCGGGGTTTTCTCCCGAGCCAATGCCGCCAAAGTAGAAGTGGACACCTTGCCGGGAAAGCCGATGATCGAGGAGACCAACCCGGCGACCTAGCATGGGAGGTTGATTTGTTCGCGGCGGAATACGGATGGAGCATTGAAGAAATCATGAGCATTCCACCGGACCAAAAGGCTGAATTGCTTCATGCGATTCTTTACCGAAAAGGCATGAGAACGATTCTTTGCCAATCTGGCGACAACCAACCAAAAAGCTTGAGAGACCGGGCAAAAGCTCTTTTTGACTCCGCGCAACTGTAATGAGTCTCACCGTCAAAATCCGAGGCGACGCGACGCACCTTGAGAAAGTGCTGCGCGGGGTCAATTCCAGCGTTTCCGGGGTAGGAAAAAGCCTAGCATCCTTTGCCGCTGGAGGCGCTGGACTTGGCGTAGTTCTCGCTGGCATTGCCACCGCATCGGCGGGCATCTCAACCTTGTTCAGCACGATCAAGGACGCGAGCGGTCAAGCGGCTGGCGTTGAGTCGTTGACGATGCAATTTGAGACGTTGCTTGGCTCGACGGAAGCAGCCAAGGCGCGGATGGAAGAGCTTGTCGATTTCGCTGCGTCAACTCCTTTTGAGGTTTCAGAACTGTCGGCTACATCGAAGCTACTGCAAACGATGGGCGGAAGCTTGCTTGCGACTGGCGAGGGTTTGCGAATGGTAGGAGACGCCGCTGCACTTACAGGACAGCCAATTAGCGAAGTAGGGTTGCATATTGGGCGAGTTTTCAGCGCAATTAAAAGCGGCACATCCGCAGGTGAGTCGGTTTCTAGATTGCAGGAACTAGGGTTGATCACTGGCGATGTTAAGCGAAAATTTGACGCTCTTGCGGAATCTCAAAAATCAGGAAAACAGCGCACGCTTCAAGCGAATGAGGCGCTAACCTTGATGAAGGGAGTTTTAAAATCCAGCGAAGGCGCGATGGTGAGGCTTTCTACCACTACGGAAGGCAAGTTGTCCAACATGAAGGACAACATGAGCAAGCTTAAAGTTGCATTCGGAACCGGATTTAATGATGGTTTGCGGATTGCTTTGGATGCAACAAATAATTTCTTGCCACAGTTGGAAGAGAAATTAAAATCAGTCGGCGTGATTTTCGGTAATACCATCAAAGACGCGGTTAACGGAAATTATGACATTTTCATTTCAGCAGGTGTTTTAATTGGTGAAGCTGTCAAAGCCGGATTTATGGATGTTGCCGGAAACTTGATTACCGATGCATTCAGAAACGCGGCAACCGGAATGGGAGGAATGGTAGGAACCGGAACCGAGGCTGCCGCTGGCATGGCTGCAAATGCGCTTGTAGGCCAAAAGCGATCAATGGCCGACCGCGTTTCCGACATTAAAGCCGAGCTTGCGCCTGCGATGCGCGGATTGCAGGAAACAACCAGCAAGCGCGATACTGACCGCATGATTGAAGAGCTGATTAGAAACCGCAAGGCGACGGAGCAACTAATCGAAAAAGGAATCAAGATTACGCGAGAAAGCGTAGCACAAGAAATTCTTACATTCTCAAGATGAGCAGAACCTACGGACTAAGCACGCAGGATATTTTTCCGCAGCCCGGATTCACCGCCACGCAAAGCGACAAGGGCGGGTGGATTGGTCAGCATACTTTTGCCATCCGGCGCGAGGCTTGGGACAACATCCAAATCCGCCAACTATTCAAGAACGGCACGCCGATCACCGCGATTGACCAGTCGCTTTCGTCGTTCTTTTCGTTCATGACGGTTGCGGTTGTCCAAGTAACTGGCGAGGAAGGGGATTTCATTATCGTCAGCGTTCAAATCTCGGGCGGGCAGTCCGGCCAGTTTACAAGCGGCGAAGATGGCGGATTGAGCGAAACTTCGCTTCCGAGATACAAGCTGACTTGCAGTCTTCAAGAATCATCACTAAATCTTCATCCAAAATGGGAAGAGCTTTCCGACCCGTCCAAAGATGCACTTGGGGCGCTTTTGAATGGTGATATTTCGTTTAATCCTAAAATTGGCAAATATGGGAATTACGATGAAAACGGATTATTTAAGATTTCGGCAGATACAGCAAAAGCATTCCCGACCCCAACGGGCGATGAATTAACATTTGCGGAAATTATTGCACGCGGGCAAACTACATATCTTCATCCAGCCATCACTTGGACGGAAAGCACTCAAGGCAATTCAAATTTGACGCAAGCGCAGCTAAACAAAATCGGGAAAATTTCCAACCCTAGAGGCAACCCACCGGAGCCAAGCGGGACGCGTGATTGGATGCTGACTAGTGCATTCCAAGAGCAGAACGGCGACCTAATCACCACTGAACTTGAGTGGACGCTTTCGGAGCGTGGCGGGTTCAATTCATTCCTTTACGCGTAATGAAGAACATTGATAAAGGGCAAAACCTAGTAAAAGTTCCGTTTCCCATTCGCAGTAATTCGCGGGTAATGGCGCAATGGTGCAATGAGGTTAGGACATGCCTTTTGCAACTTCGCGACCGAGTGCCGCGAGTCAGAAAAACGCCTAAAAGAAATCCGGTTTACCCATCAACAATCGTCCCGATTAGCATATTTAATGACGATGGGGAATGGAAGGTAATTTTTACCCTCGCCAAGTTTTGGGAGCATTCTTTGCATGAAGCTGGCAAGGAGCATCGCATCGCAGCTGGCGGCGGGCATCTTGACGACGAAGACCCGCAAGTAGAAATCCAACTTGAGGAAGGCGATAATGACATCTGGCTGAAATTCGGAGTCACCAAAGAAGGCAAAATTGCAGCCGACAGCGTGGCGCTGGAAGTTGGAGCAAAACCGGATTCTAATCCGATGCTGCCATTGCGTCCGCCCGAGGAAGACGATGGAACAACGCCTAGCGGTTTAGACGGGATCCACGTTCAGAAAATCGGAACCATCGAAATCCCGGCAGCGCCAAACGAGGAAAACAAGCCGGTAAAATGGAAGCCAGAATGCACATCTGCAAAGCTTGATATTTTCTCGCCGGGGATTGAGTTTGTTGGCGATGGGCAAAGGCTTTATCGGACATATGACGGTGAGCTTGCAATCGACAAATGGCGCACAATTAAGAACGGCGACGAGCCCGACTCTGGCGGGTCTGACGCAGGCGATACTGTAAACTTTCTTCTTGAGCCTGCCACAGAGTCGGAAGAGATCGGTGACAGCTTGGTTATTGCCAGACTTGCCGAGAAATCAAGCGAACCGCAAGTCAGGGTCAGCCAAGTCGGCAGCGGCATGAGCGCGATCAACCTTGTGCGCGGCAATGGCAAAAACGGAAAGCTGACGTTTCTTGATCCTGACGGGAACGAAGGATTTGTCCTTGAATGGAAAGACGGCCTAATTATTACTGAAGGCGAGCTTGAATACACCGACCAGACCGGCGGCGGATCCAGCAGCGGCAGCGGTGGAAATCTCCCGCTTTGAATATTATGCATAACCAATCTGTTATCTACTCAGACGCGGCTGGATACCCTCGCCGGGCTGTAAGGCTAAAAAGCATTTGCGACAAAATGGGAATGCCGTTCGTCCATGTCACGCCATCCGACATTGGGGCGGAAGGCGCCACGCCGGTTTCTATGCCCGAGGAATGGCTGCCGATTACGCCGGAATACTCCAAGACGCAGGGATTCCGGGAATGGTTTCGATGTCATCTCTTCGCGGTGCTTGGCGCTCGATTGCTGCCGCGGTCCCGGCATTACTGGCTGATCGAAGGCGACGTTGACGGGCCAAGCGAGACATGGGAGCGGCTTTTTACGCAAACGGCGGAATTGCCCGAGGACGGGCTTTGGTCGCGCCTAATTCCGCATTCCGAAAACCCTGACTTTGCGGCATTCGCGGTAAGCCCGAAATGGTGCGATACATATAGCCTTGGATGCCTCATCCGGGTCAGCGCGGAAGGCTTGGCGATTTGGGAAAAGACCGCAGTCGAAACCCGCGAAATTTTTACTGAGCTAGTCGCGCCTAGCGTCCTCACCCGCGCCAAGCTGCCGATTGGCAAGATCAACCGGGAAGGGATGCCGAGCTTTTACCATGTCGGGACTCTCATGTTTAATCCGGGCCGGTCGAACGTCAGGCCTAATCGAAGCGACGTTCTCTTGCGCCACCCGGTCAAGAGGGATGACGAAATTTGACATGCCGCTTGAATAAATGGGAACGATCACCAACGCCCGCTTGGTTTACGGGCTATCAGCCCAAGGGACGCCGACCCGCCCGAACGTGACGAATGACGTTCTTGTCGGAATTCCTCAGACTACGGTTTCCTTGCCCACGCGGGCGCGGGCGTATTCGCTGCTAATTAAAATCGGAATCGGTGAGTCGGTCGCAATTGCGCCAAGCACGGGAGTTGTCACGGCTACTGCTGGAACTAGCCAAGTCGAAACGGCAACGGCAGTTGGAACAATTACGCTTGCTGGCAACGCAACCGTCACCGTCACAAGCGCAAGGTTTGTAGTCTCGCCGATTGTGCTATCCGTTCCGGTCGCTCTTGGTGACACCTCCGCAACTTGGGCTGGCAAAGTGCGAAATGCTCTTTCTGCCAACTCTGAGATTGCGTCCATTTTCACCATCTCCGCGCCATCGGCGGATCAAATCCGACTGACGGAAACCATCCCCGCATTCGATAACGATGCAACTCTAAACATCGCGCTTGCCAACGGAACTTGCACCGGCATCACGGCAGCACCGACCAGCGCGGACACCACGGCGGGAGTTGCTGGGGCGATTGTCATTGTTGGTGGCGGAGTTGACTTTGAAGGACTAGCCTTTACAAGCTCGCCAAAAGAAATGCTTATTCGATGCTTGACCGGAACAATCTCTGTGAGTTCTTCAGCGGGGCTAAATGGAGTGAATATTTCGGCGGGTCAAATTTTGATGCAATCCGCAAATTCCTTTGGATCAATTTCCGTTGAGGGAGTCGCCAACGGAACCTTTGACATCACCGTTACCGGAAACCCCGCATGAGTTGTTGCACTTACCAAGGCCGATACGATTTCCCGGCGCTATACGAGGGTGACACGTTCATTGCTCGCGAAATCCGCATCTCCGAGAACACGGGAACCTCGCTTGCGAGTGCTCGCCTTGTTTTCTCGAAAGATGGAGTTGCGACCAAGACGCTGACAGTCGGGAACGGTTTGACTCTAACCGCTACCGTTGCGGGCGGATGGGTCATCACGATTGAAGATTGGGTTGTAAACATCGCCATCGGAATCCACATTTTCGACCTTGAAACTACTGACGCGGAAGGCATTGTCAGGCATTACTTGGGAGGCACGCAAAGAATACTAAAAGCAATTGCATAATGCCAATTAATGTAACAGTCGAAATCTCCAATGAGCGAGGCCCCGCCGGCAGTGACGCCACTGTCAACGCTGCCAACGTGCTGACTGCCGCGCAGTCAATGGACGCCGCGCAGGAGACGGAGTTTCGGCAAGCAGTCAACGCCGCGCCAGCGACCGGCATCCTTCCGAGCGCGATCGCAGGGACGGCGGTCATCACGACCGACGCCCGCCTGAGCGACGCCCGCACGCCGACGAACGCGGGGCTCGCCGCGACGATCAACGCGTCCACGGAGGACACCGCGCTGCAAGGCAACGACCGGGTGCCGATGACTGAGACCGGTGCGTCGGGTGCTCTCCGGTGGATGACGCTCGACCGGCTGTTCACGTTCGTGCGCACGCAGCTCGGCCTCATGACCGGAGCGGTGCATGCGGCTGGGGAGTGGGCCTTTTCCTCGCCCACCCGCCCGACCAGCGCCGGGACCGGCACCCCGGCGGCGAACTCGCTCATTACTCGGGCGGATGGGGATGCGCGGTATCCTCGCCTTATCCTTGCCATGGCGACCGCCGTGCAGGACGTGACAAACTCAGCGACCCTAACCCCTTCGACGTTCCTCGCCGCGACGCTGGAAGTCGGGACGTATTGGATTGAGACACTAGAGCTTGTCGGATCGTCTGCGTTTGCCTCGGCAGGATCAAAGGCAGATTTAAACTTCACCGGGACTGGCACTTTTTTCGGCGTCCGGCTGAGATCGGGGCAAAACGCTGCCGAGCCAATAAACTCGGCTCCATCATGGGGGGGTAGCGGGGATTCCATGCAGGGAGAAATTGTCTTCCCGGTCCAGAGTCAAATGTCGCGACGGTCTGGCACGCTCGTCGTATCCGCGCCCGGCACTCTTCGCGTTCGGTTTGCGCAATTTACAGCCGTGTCCGGGCAATTCGCCCGCCTCCATGTCGGCAGCTATCTCCGCGCCGAGAAGATCGCCTAACACTCATCACCATGCTCACCACCCCGAAAACTCAGCTTGAAAAAGACCTCGCGGAAAAGGACGCTAGCATTTTGATGGCTGATAACGCCCGCTTTTGGAGCTTGTTAGGTGACCGGATCTAATTAAAATCGCAATTCAATTTAACAATGGCAACACGCGTGATATGCGATCCGTCAACAGATAACGTCACAGTTATTATCTCCAACGAAAGAGGTCCAGAAGGACCGCCCGGAACTGGCGGCGGAGGTGACTGGGGTGAAATCACCGGCACGATCACTGATCAGACGGACCTTGTTGAATACATCGGCGAGCGGCTGGCCAGCGGTGAGGCAACGGCGAAGAACGTGGAGGTTTTCGTTCGTAACGTGACCGGCGCGACCATCACGAAAGGCTCGATTGTCTACATCAACGGAGCATCCGGCCAGCGCCCGACGATCACGAAGGCGCAGGCCAACAATGACGCGAATTCGGCGCAGACCATCGGTTTCGTGAAGGCCGACATTGCGAACAACGGAACCGGCTATGTCATCACAAGCGGCGACTTGGAAAACGTCGATACATTCGGCCTTGGCGCTGGCGTGCAACTCTACCTCTCGCCGGACACGGCAGGCCTTTGGACGACGATCAAACCATCAGCGCCGAACCATCTAGTCTACGTCGGCATCGTGGTTTCAGCGCACCCGACGCAGGGAATCATCTACGTCTCGATCCAAAACGGCTACGAGCTGGAGGAGCTGCACAACGTCGCGATCACCTCGCCATCGACTGGGCAGGTGCTGCGATACAACGCGACGACGGGGCTGTGGAGCAACCAGACGCTGCCGACCAGCACCGGAGGCAATGGCACGGCTGACGCGGGGAAGTTCGTGGTGTTTGGCGAAGCCGGAGAGCTCCGCGCGAATTCCGAAGACGCTGAGGCTATTTTTGCAGATTCAACCACCGGGACTGGAGTATTTGCCGCATCCGTGACAGGGACAGCAGTGAGAGGACTTTCCAACGGATCAGGAACAGGCGGCAGCTTTGAAAGCGTCACAGGGACAGGCCTTTCCGCCGTTTCCCAAGAAGGAGAATACATCGCTGAGTTCAACGGACCAAATGGAGCCTTCGTGGCGACAAGCAACAACGCTTTCGGCTGGTGGCGTCGCAATGCTGCAAATTCAGCCGATTTCACCGGCCGCATCCAAGCCGCCTCCACGCTCGAAGCAAACCGCACCTACACCCTCCCCGATGCCACCGGCGACGTGCTGCTTGACTCGACGCTGGCCGCGACCCTGACCGCCAACGCCGCGACGATGCGCACCGCCCTCGGCGGCGGGGTAGCGGGGCAGGCGGTTT